GGCACTGGTTTCCAGTCTAAATTCAAATAAGACAAATCCCCGTTAATAGCTAACTCATCTTTGTACTTTTGTACGCTTTGCTCGCCTCTAGCGTATAAACGTAGGTTATGAAAGTTGTTCCAATTAGCGGCATACCTGTTTGATCCGGCGCCGCCATAATTAAACCACTCCTGCTCAATAGCTCGAGAAACCTGCAATCCGTATTCTAGCGTAGCTTTTTCCTCGTCACTTACTACTTGATCCGGAAATGGACTATTAGTGTTTGTACTTATATTCATTTATTGCATTATTTTTGAAGTGGTTCCCTTGTTGTCGTATTTCTTAAATCCTAAGGAATATTTCTTTGTTACGATAGCTCCCTTGGGGCTATACCTGTGTTTGTTGCATGCCATTAAAGCTAAGCCGGAACTTATTGATGCATCATGTTTTGTCCTGTTGTTTATATCAAATTTAGCCCAGTCTTCTAATGTTCTTTGTAAATAAACATCACCGTAGCCTTCTTTTGTTTTACCAACAAAATCCTCTATATAAGTTTCAATTGCCGAAGCGTGTGCCTGCTTAATATCCTCACTTGAATTAGGTATCCCCCCTACTTCTCTTTCAGACACGGATAATTTATTATAAGATCTATCCGGCCTATTAATACTAAAGCCTCTATATCCTCTGCGCTTTAAATAGTAAAGCAGTCTTGGTTTGTTGTTTTCACATAATATAGGCATACCGTAAAACACCATAGCCATAAGTACATCTTCAAAAAACATCTCCGCGGTAGAAGGCCTAGCTATATATTCTAAAAAGAAATGGTTAGGAGGTGCGTCTTCCATTGAAAACTTAGTTAATCCATGTAAAGCTCCGTTAGAGCCGCCGCCGCCAACGACACCACTAATATCGTAACTGTCACAACCAAAGGCGCCCATGTGCTCATTTCCTGGATATTTAATACCATTTTTTATTATTATGTTATTTTGTTGTTCTTGGTTAGGAACCCATGTAACCCAAAATCTTCCGTCTTTGTTTGGGTAAAACATTACTCGAGTGTCTTTAATCCCATGTTCCCATTGAAAGTTTCCTTTCGTAACCATTGTATTGTTTTTTAACTCATCGTTATAATCTATTTGTTGGTAGATTTTAGTTAAGTTAAATAACGATTGCTTAGACTCGTCTCTAAAAGCGTGTTGCTCTGTTCTTGGAAATTGACGATAGTATTCGTTCAACGCATCCGGATCATCCTTTAACCCTTCAACTTCATTTTCCCAATGATCAATGACGCCCTCATCAATAATGTCACCTTGAGGACCAAGAATATTTTTCTTAGGTACGTCAAAAACCGGCCAACCGTGTTCATCAATGAATCCTTCATAGTTCCACTCCATCGGTATAAAAAGCTTATACAATCCGCTTTTTGTTTGCCCATTCTTATTTCTTTTTGTAACGTCTGAATCGTTATATAATTTTTTAAAGTTCTTACCTCCCTTGTCTAATGCATTTGAGGTTGAGCCCATCATACATTTACCGATAATACGGCTACCTAATCTTAAGCAAGTTTTTGTAACTCGCCAGTTGTTAAGTATATTAGTAGGTCTTTCCCACTTACCACTTTCATCGTGTACTAGTAGCTTTAGTTTTTCTCCATCGTAAGAGTTGTCCCCGGTGTTTTTCCAGTCGACCGTTGTATCGAGACCTGTAATTTCCTGGGGTTTCTCGTTTGAATCGAGTTTCCTTCTTGTGAGTTTTGAGGCCGGTACTCTGTACGCGAGCTCTGTCTTTGGGCGGTCCATCCCGTCCTGTATGGGTTTGAAGAAGAATGGATAGTTAACTGATATCGGAACAACTTTGTCTGTAAACATTTTCTTTGCATCGGGTCCAGACTTGGACAGTATGCCAAATCTAGCATCCGTAGATATTGTTGCTTGGTTAACAGTCTCTCCTGAGGCCATGAAAGAAAAGCCTGATCTTCTGTTCTTAAGGTAGCACATGCCATAGCTTCGTCTGTCTGCCTTGCAAGCTTCCCAAAAAATGTAGAACAATCTGTTTGACTCTCGAAAGTCTGGGTGCCCAACATCAATCTTGGACCACTGCAAGTACATGTAATGAGTACCAGTAATATAAGTAGGCTCGTCTTGGTTAATAAACCAATAGCCATCTTCACGCCTGTTAAACTCTGTGTCAATATACCCATACCACTTTTCTTTAAATGCAGTTGGATATTTCTCCCAATCAGCTTCGCTTTTAATCTTACTTAATTCTTTTGGATATTCTTTTGGTGCCCACTTGTTAATGCCTTTACTAGGTTTATCCTCTAGTAGCGGTAACGCAATATGTAAACTACCAACAGCGTATATATCTCCTATCTTGCCTGTCCTGCTTATTATAACAAGGTCGTATTCTTTATCGTAACCGTACTCCCATTTAGCGTAGCGATTTTTTTTCTTAATAACCTGTGACTTAATATGGTCTTTGGTTATATAGTATAATTCCTGCTGATATGCCATTATTTAGATCTTGATTCTGCAAATCCTTTAAAAGCGGGCTTTGTTGAATCGCCAGTGGATTCGTTTATCATTTGCTCCTCTTCCTGAATTCTTGTAAGAATTTCAAAAGCATCAAATATGCACAATTTTTTAGTAGCGGCAGCATTTTTAAGTCTGTCAGCTGATATATCTTCATCTGAGTCAACGATCTTTTCCTCTGCTACCTTTACTAATTCTTTAATTGCTTTGCGCCCAGCGGCTATTATACTCTTCTTCGTTTCTATCGAACTCATACTTTATAACAATATCATTTGATTTCATACAATATAAAAGCTGGTTGTCTACAACAAATTCCCATTCGCTGCCAGGTGTAAATCCTATTACATCCCCTGGATTAATTCCAGAGCCTTTTAAGGAGCTATTTCCAATTTTTAGTATACCAATAAGATCAGCTACTTTTTCTGCGCTTAGGATGTCTTTATTTTTAACAGGAGCTACAAAGCATCTGTCTCCAAAAGACTTCCACGTGTCTTTCCTCTTATATAAATATATTTGGTCTACCGCGCAAAAAAACAAATCGTCTTTTAAAAAAGACCGGCTGTTCTTTTTGATTCCTTTCATGTCGTAGAACACCCTAAACACATTATGGTGTACAATAATTAAATCCCCTTTTTTTATTGATGTTGCAAACGCAACAGGAGTTTCAATTACTTCCGCGATGTTATTGACATGCTTGAAGCTTTCTATAGAGCTATTCGTTATAAGGGTATGCTCTCCAACCCTAACCTCGTTATCATATCTTTTGCCTACCGGCTTTATGATAAAGTCATATACGCTTCGCATTAATATTCTAAGTCATATTCAACGGATATTGCCATGTTAGCATTAAATTTCTTCCATGGCATTACCTCGTCTACTTTCTTTATAAATATATTATAAGAATTATCAGACTCCTCGAATAATATATGAGAGATCTCGTGACCGCCGTAAACTGTCTGTTTAACAGAGTAATGCATTGCTTCGTTTTTATAGTCAGCCCCGATACTAATCTTTCTTATAATATTATCCATAACCTACTCTTTTATTTCTTCGTAAGTTCCGTCAGTAAGATTAATATTAATAGCTCCGTAGTTAGCCTCAATATCTTTTTTAACCTCATCCATATCTTTTTCAAGCATGTTAACTTGATAGATAGCTTTTGCTTTCTGTACTTCTAGCACACCAATGTTTGCTAAATAAGATTGCAGTTCTGTTTGAAGTTTAGTTATTTTTTCTAACTCGTCTTTGGTAATTGCTTTCGCAGTTGTTTCCATCTTTTTTACTTTACTCATTTTGATTTAATTTAATTGTTAATTACTAATTTTTATTTTGATGCTACAGATTTTGCTTTTTTAACCGGGGCTGCTTCAACCTCGCCTCCTCCTTTAATAGGTGCAGCCATGAAAGGCCCTTCTTCTCTTGGTACCGGTCTTGGATCTTTTGGATCAAACGGGGTATGGGGATTTTTTGGATCAAACGGGTAATCCTCTTTTGGATCTTTTGGCTTTTCTCCTTTAAGTTGCTTTTCTATAGCCATGTCTAATGCTTCTTGTCCCTTGTACTTCCCTTCATCAATACCCTGCTGTATCATTGCATAGAAGTTCGTCTTTTCCTTTTTAGACCCAAACTCATACCCTTCAGGTAAGTTAATTTGAAGTTTTGGTGCCGGCGCTGGCTTTGGTGGTGCTAATACAGTTTTCTTTGCTACTTTAGCTTTTACAAATCTGTTGCTTTTTCGATCTTGCACTTTTGCCTCTGTAACTTCTTGTTGAAATCTAGGCGGACAGGGTGGTAGTCCTGGTCCTCCGCAAGCCCCCAGGCCTGCTACTCTTTTTGCTGCAGGATTACCTTTCATCCCGGGTGTCATTTTAAATGCCATAATTATTTTTTTTTATTAGTTATTTTTAATTATCTTTTCCTGAAGTTATATCTTTAGTGAACATGCTATTGCGGGACTTAACCGCCGCTTTAAAAATCCCTCTGCTGAACCTGCTATCCTGCGCGCTTAAGCTGTCTTGTTTTATATAGTTCATTGCTTCTTGAGGTTTCATATTTAGTATAGACGATGATTTCCTTGAGCGTCCATCAAGCGTTGGCGTGTAGCCGTGAGGGTCTTGCACAAACTCGTTTGTCCTGGCATTAGGCAGGGTGTGTGTAGTCTGACCAACATATCGAGCAGTACCGGGCCCAGAAATTTGTCCAGCTATACTTCCAGTCTGATTGTTTTGCATGTATTTTCTTACAGGTTCGCCTGAATCCCTTCCTCCTGTTACAAAAGTTCCAAAATTTTGCATTTCACTACCAAAGCGTTTATTAGCTCGATCGCTATTCATATAATTCCTACTATTTTGCACTTGCTGCTGGCCGTCAGCGCTAGAAAAGAAAGTTCCCTTGTCTCTAGGGCCTATGAAAACCGCGCTTTGGGTGTTATCAACGGTTTCCGGTCTGCCTCCACTTGCGTTGCTAAAGGTATTTCTAGTCATGGAATATGGCTCCCCCGAAGTGTTTACTTTATTTACTGTTGAAGTTGTTTTGTTTATAACAGCGTTATCGTAGTCATAACTTTTATCCAGCATAGTTCCTGAACCTGCCTTAATTTGTTTTTGGCGCTCTATAGATTCAGCCCGGTTTGAAGGTCCCGTTACAACTGGCTTAGTGTTTTTAACAGAGTTAAGAGTTACTGTATCTAGCTCATTGGTAACTCCGCTACCAAAAGTTTTATCGGAATTAGATGCAACGACTCCATTTGGTTCTGGGTCAGTTTCTGGGTTAGTACCTCCGTTAGTAAGAGCAGATATGTTTAAGTTTGTTAAATCGTCTCTACCCGCATTTTGTTTATAAGCCATAATTTTTTTTTAATACAATCTTTTTATTCCGTAAACTCCGATAACATCACCGGTGTATTTACTAGAAATTGAATCTTTGTTTATTAATGTGTACTCTATTGTAACACGGTATCCATTATCTGGGTTATACAGTTCCGTGGTAAATTTATTTTTTTCTTTTGTAATAATTTTTTCTACTATAATGTCGTACTCTACGAAAGAGGTATTGTAACAATCCAAAACCGAATACTCGGAAGCTAAAATTGTTTTTAAGTAATCTGTTCTTTCGCTTTGCCAAATGCCGTTAAACTGTTCTTGTGCTTTTGCTGTAAACGATGTTAGTGTAATAAATAATGCGATAATTAGATTTTTCATAGTATTAGATTTAATTGTTATTATATTTATTATATAATTACACGAAATCTTGTAAAACTACTTTATTTATCTTTATTATTCATTATTTTCCTGCCTTTCTCCCAAGACCTACCTACAAAGTATGCCCCGTAAACGGTAACTAACAATGTCTGAAATATAGGTATGTACTCTGTTGCTATTTCAAACTCACCAATGTTTCCATCAGCAAATGCTAGTGCAGAAAATACAAAGGTAAGATATATCAATACCATTGGCCTAATGTTTTTAGAAAGGAAGCTATCTGAACTCATGTCCGACTTCCATCTTGCAGTAACTTCCACTTGCGCGTTAGCCTCTGCTTTTTCAAGAATTACTTGCAATTGTTTTTTGATTTCAAGCTTCTCTTCTTTTGTAGTTGTTAAACTATCTATTACGGATCCGACTTCTTTAATAAGCCCTCCTGTTAACCATGCAATTATGTTACTCATTTTTTTTTGCTTTTCGTGCCGCACTTCTTTTCAGTCTACTTGCCTTGTATTCCTCCTTAGTCATTTTTTTTTCTTCAGCCTTTCTTTTAACGTAGGCAGTTTTCTTTTGCGTATTTTCCTCTAGTTTTTTTGCCTTTTTTGTTTTTCGGTTAGCAGACCCTTGCTTTCTTTCAGCTCTTCTAGTATTACCAGATGCCGCTGCTTCGTCTGCTTGTTTTTGTTTGCTTGCTGCTTTTGTCTTTTTTCTTGCAGCACTTTTTTCAAATCCTTTCTTTTCAGCTTTAGGTTTAGGGTCAGGTTCTTTAGTGCTTGCCGCAACTGTCTGCACCGCTTTGCTAAAATCTTTTCTTACTGGTTCCGCGTTGCTTGGGTCGTTTTTATCCATTTTATCTTTTTTTAGTTTTTTTAACCGGAACGCAATTGTTAACGGTTTTACCACCTTTCTTTTTTGTGCCTTGCTTTATATATCCTTTCCAACAAGGAGTTGTTTTCTTTTTAGCCTTCATCGACTGCGTGAATTAGTTATTCTAAATACAGGTTTTGCATCCCATCCGTTTCTCCCTTTGGACCCTTTAGTTCCTATCTGAGGTGTACTCATGTATTTACTAAGACACCCACAATTTGGTTTGTTTCTTTTCATACTAGCAGTTCCATTTTCTTCTTGCAGCCAATCCTCTTTCTGATTTCCAGCTTTTAGATCTTGCGCAAAATGCTTTACGTCTTTTAGCGGCTTTACTACCTTTCTTTAACTTAGAAGGAGGTGTTGTAACAGCTGTTTTAAGTTTACTTCCAGGGTTATCTTTGCGATACTTCGCAACTCCCTTAGCCGTCATACCGCCACCGGCTTTTTTACCTGTTCCTCCACCTTTTTTTACTTTAGCGTAGTTACCTTTTGATTTCTTACGCGATGGCGCTTTACCTTTTTTCTTAGGGGCTGCTTTTTTCTTTGCTACTGCCATAACTATTTATTTGAGTTGTCCCACCTTGCTTTTGTTCCTCGTATATCGTAATGTACAAACGTGTTGTATAAACCTAATCCGCCTTGCATTACATGATTGTACTCGGCTAATGTATATAATACTTTATACAGGTCTTTTGGCGGTAAGCCTTTAACCTGCAAATCAGCCGCCTTGCCTAATATATGTTGGCTGTCAGAGACTCCGCCCACTTCTTTGTTGTGACTTCGGCATCGATATGCATTGGTTATTGTTATTGGTAATTCTATAAAGTCACGAGTATACTGCAATTGATTTGCTAGCTTTTGGATGTTAAAGAAAACCTCCATAGGCATTTCGCAACCACATTTGCATTCAAACTCAGACTTTTTAAAGTTACTAGTAAGATTCATTCGAGCGTCCTTCTTTAGCACACTGTGTTATAGGCTTAGATTCATAAGGTACTGGGTATTTTAATACCTGCATCCCATTTGGTCCTCTTGAGCTCCCCGGCGAGTGAGGCCTACCTCTTTGGTCTAAAGGCCCATCCCATAAAGCTGACTCCCCTTGGACTGGCGTGCTCGAACCGTTATTGTGTTGTATTTTATCGTTGTGATCCATAATTGTTTTTTTAAGTTTTAAGCCGGTTGTGGTGGCGGTGTATCTAGTAATATATTTTTCATATCTATTTTATTTTTTAAACTAAATCGTATGTAGAGTTATTCCTTGCTGGAATATCCCCCGCTACTCCGGCTGCTACTGCGTTAAACTTAGGATTTATTCCACCAGTTTGATAAGTAGGTTGTTGTACTCCCCTACCCTGCAATTGCATTTGTTCCTGCGCTAAGGCCCCTAAAGGGTCAGCCATAGGGTTTATACCTGTATTTACTCTAGCATTAGGGTTTTCTGCAAAAGCTTGAGAAGCCATTTGTTGTGCCATGTTCATCATAATTATCTTGTTTTATCTTTGTTAATTTTATCAAACGCAACGGAATACACTTTCGCACTGTACGTGTCTTTTTTCATTAAGGGGTTACGTCTAGTTGAAGTAGGTATATCCTCTTCCCCTAGCATTATACGATACATCTGTTGTATTAAGCATTTACATTTAAAACTTATTTTATATATGCTATAGCTTTTATCTGACCCATTATAGCCTCTCCATTTAACTATCCAGCCCTCTTTAAGTAACCTGTTCCATCTTCTATTATCCCAAGAGTATGTAAGGCTGCCGTCTTCAAAATCGCGCTTTCTAAACTGCCCTAAACAATCGAAGTAGATAAGTAGTTCTAAGTCCGCGTCGGTAATACCGTTTGTTTTAGTTGCCCATCTACGTATAATTCTATAATGCTTTAACAGTCCGAGTTCTTTTAAGTCACCTCCTGTTAACTTTCTCATAAAACAAAAACTACATCCCCGGTTTTTATAACATGGAACGTTTCTCTGTCCAGCTCTATTTTATGTCCGGCGTGCCTGTCGTAATAGATTACATCGTCTTTTTTGATACCGTCGCATTCATTGCCTGTTGATACGACCGTGGCCTCTACGTAACGTATATCCTCTCTATGACTTTCAGCAAGAAGCAAACCGCCTTTTGTTTCGGTTACTCCTTCTTTTAATTTTTTTATTATTATGTTTCTACCTATTGCGTTCATATTATCCTCTTACGTTAGACATAACACAGTTAGTTGACAATATAGTCGAAGCAACTGAGGCAGCGTTTTTTAAAGCTGATTTTGTAACTAGTACAGGATCTATAATTCCTGCTTTAAACATATTAACCATTTTTCCGGTTTCCACATTAACACCACAATTCTTTTTGTCGATGTTCTGTAATTCAAGCCCGGCGTTTCTCATTATTGTATGATATGGGTAGAATAGCGCTTCTAAAACTAATTCTTCAGCAGAATTCTTTGCTTTTATGCTTTGGGCTGCGTTTATTAACGCTATGCCTCCGCCAGCAACCACACCTTCTTTGATAGCAGCTTTAGTAGCGCATATTGCATCCTCTACCCTATCTTTCTTTTCATTTAATTCTACATCTGAATTTCCACCTACTTTTACCACCGCTAATTTAGCAGCCAGCATTGCCAGTCTTTTTTCTAGCTTAATAATCTTTCCTGGGTTTGACTCGTGTAGTAATTCTTCTTTAATGTTTGTAATTATTGACTGCACTTCTTCAGATTGCTCTTCGTCTATTTGGAGCACTGTATCTCTAAATGTTGAAACAGCTTTTATGCATGAACCTAAGCAAGAAAGATCTATTAGATCTAGATCGTCACCTAAATTTTCACTTACAACTGTAGCTCCGGTTAATAAAGCTAGGTCATCAAATATTTCTTTTCTATTAACACCGTGAGTAGGCGCTGGAACTATGTTTACTTTTATAGATCCTTTATTTTTATTCATTGCTAAAGCAGCGGCAACTTTTGGGTCAACATCACCTACTATTAATAAAGGTATGTTATTTTTAATTACATGTTCCAGTATCGTTTGTATTTGCCTTATCGTGTCTATTGCTGAATCAACAAGTAATACTTTAGGATTAAGTAGCTCTGCTGTATTAGAAGCGGAATTTGTTACAAAATGATTATTTGTAAATCCTTTTTCGTATTGCACTCCTTCCACGACCTCTATACTAGTTTCTCCATCATTGGATGTTTCCATCATAACAACACCAGTAAAATCAACAGCTCTGTATGCGTCCGCAATCAATTCACCTAGTACAGGATCATTGTTTGTAGATATAGTAGCTACCTCATCAATCATATTGCCGTTAACTGGCTTTGCTTGCTTGTCGAGATTAAGTAACACCTTAGCAACAACTTTATTAATAGCATCACGCTTTTCTCTGCTAGTGAACTTATCCTTTGACTTGTCAAATTCTTTTAGTATTGCATGCGCTAGTACTGTAGATGTAGTTGTGCCATCACCTGCTTCTGCAACTGTTCTTCTAGCTGCTTGTTTAACAAGTGAAGCCCCCATATTTTCCACGGGATCTAATAGAACACTTAATTCAGCGACTGTAACACCATCCTTTGTTATAACAGGTATTCCACTACCGTTTTCAAAAATAACGCATTCTCCACCACCTCCTAATGTTGAGGCTACTGCTTCTGTTAGGGTTTCAACCCCCTTAAATACTTTGTCTCTACCTTTGTCTCCAAAGCTAAACTCTTTTACTATTTGATTCATTAAATTAGATTTTATTATATAATCACGCGTAATTTAAAAAAACTACGCGTGATTTTTTAATTATGGTACTAATGTTGTGCCTAGAGCTCCGGCATTGTCAACTGTTATCCTGTATTTTGTACCGTTAGGCGATCTTAGTATTACGCCTTGTCCTATAGCTATATCAACATCCCCATTAGCTACATTAATATCACCGTGTAGCCTAGTTTCAGTTATTGAAGGAGTTCCTATTGTAGCCGTGTTGCTGCCTAGCCCTATTGCATCGGCACCTATCACTATCTGGTTTGTTTCTCCTGTGCCTAAAGCTTTAGCGTCTTTTCCAATAAATATAGAGTCCGTGGCGCTCGTATTACCCGTTCCCCCTGAAACTAAGGTTCCAGAGTTATATCCTAGAGCCGTGTTGCCGTCTCCGCTAGATAATTGATTTAAAGCTTTACGTCCTACTGCGGAATTTTCAGACCCAAGAGCTGAAAGCCCTGTATCTTCCCCAATATAAGTGTTTGAAAGACCTGAA